CTTCAAGGCTGAACCTTTTAATTGGCTTATGATGATATGTCATACACCAATTATACCAATTTATTCGTAATCTTTGTATCTGTAGTAGCCTCTATCAAAGTCTACTTGAATTAAGAATTCTCCCATAAAACCATTACGATTCTTTCTAAAGGCACATTCAATGATATCACTATTTGTACCCCGACCAAGTGCCATTACCCAGTCTGCATCGTATGCAATCTGTCGTGACCACGCTGTCTGACCAAGTGTAGGAACTGTTGATAAGTCATTCACATCATCAGGTGTGGCAGATGAAATTGCAATAATTGGAACTTCTTCTGAGATAGCCATCAACTTTAGTTCTCGTGAAAGATTCTTCATTCTAACAGTCTCATTGTCAGACTTTTGATTTGGACTCATCAACTGTAAATAGTCAACGATTACGAAGTCAGGTTTATATTGGTCAATCTTACCACGCAATACTGACGGAGTAATTTCTCCACCCTGATCATTAGAAATAATATGGAATGGTGGCTTATTCGCAATAGAGTTAGTGTGCCACTTCTTCATCATATCAAGTTCTACTTCACCATTGGACATCTTCCTATGAGACCATAGACCTTCACCCATAATGGTAAGTACACGATTACGGACTTCTGTCTCAGACATTTCAAGACTTACTACAAGTGGTGTCTTACCCTGTTTCCAAGCCTGTACAGCGAAATAGAGAGCCAACCAGGACTTTCCTATACCTGGATATGCCAAGAACACTCCTAACTGCCCTGAAGTGATTCCAGAGGGCAAATAGTTATCAAATCCTGGTAGCCCTGTCTTGATACCAACATTGCCTTCTTCATTAAGCCTTTGTACATTCTCAAAGTGGGCAATAGTGGAGTCTGTGTCAGTCACATCAATATCACGAATGAGAGATGTATTCTTTTTAAGTTCTGATGTTTGTGTAATTAGATTATTGAGTGCGTCAACTGGATTGCCAGCCTGTACATCCCCTGCAGCATTACGAAGAATACTTTTTACACTATCGTTTAGATATTCATATTGCAATTCTTCAAGATGATGCTTTGTTGCCCCGACATCTTCAACAGGATGAAAATCACGAAACTTTTCAACCACTAAAGTCATTGGTGGTAGAGTGCTGTTGTTTTCAGAATAATTACGAATAAAGTTCCACACATCATTGTGTGTCTTCAATAAGTTATCTACATTTGCTTGTAGTAACACATGAATTTGTTTGTCTTTAAGTACTGCTGACAATACCTTTGCTTCTAAATCATTCATTGTTTAACCATTTCTTTGCTAATTCTCTACGCACCTTGCGTTCCTCATTGTCCTTCTTTAAATCATCTATTGCTTTAACAATCTTTTCTGCGTTATATGCAAAGTAAGCCCAAGAAGGATTAGGACTCACCCTGAAATAATAGTCTAGCAGATCATAGCACTCTTGTAAACCATACGATTCAATAAGTGCATCTGCAGCCCATTGCTCAACATTAATATTAATAGTTGACTTCACTTCGTACTTTGCTAAGTGCAATTTCTTGTAGCGACTGAGCAAAGCCATTCGGTCTTTGCGTTCTGCCATTACTCTGTAATTTCTGACTTTGCTTCGTTAATCTTTTCAGCAAGTTTTGATTCAACAAATGCGTAGACTCGTTCCATAGCCTCATTTGTTGTTTCGCCTTCTCGCTTAGAATCTACAACACCAAGATCTAGTCTTAGTGATTGAAAGTTACCCAAATTAAGGGTATACCCTAGTGTTACTGAAACCTTAGTTTCATTTTTTTCTTCCACTGTTGCTCCTATATGCTCTCTGTCCAAACTGGGATGTATCTGCCATCTTCAGTTCTTGTATATGTAAGTATACCATCACCCATTCGTCTTGTCAATTCCTGGCTGGTAGGTGTCATATTATTTGTCACCAAACCGTCCTTTCTTGGCTGTCCAATATGGATACTAGCAAGTATATCACGGATTTCCTTTATGTGCTCTTCAGAGTAGTATGACCTTATCTGAAAACCTCTTTTACCGTCCTTGCTGCATCCTACAGGTGGTGGAATGACTCCTCGTTTAATTAAACTAGGCATATATTTTTTATGCCTATTCACAAGAGTAGCAGTCTCACCTATTGTGTATGCTCTCTGTCTAAACTTTTTGAAATCAGACATAAGGCAGGACTCTATTCTATCTTTATTGATGTTATAAAGAGCAACCATACCTGTTGATCTTGACACATGATGGACACGAACTAAGTCTCCATTTAAAAACCATACCTTTTTGTTTCCAGATATTACAGGTTCATTATTGTATGATTTTTCGTCAAGATTTCTATCTGAAGAATCCATTAATTAGGAACTCCTATTGCAATGATATTAACTGCTAGTGATAAATCACCAGAAGCACCAAAGCGTACTACTCCTTCAATACGAGATGTTGTAATACTTTTTAGAATTACTGTTACATTCTGACCAGCAGGAGTATTACCAATATTTACTGGTGTTGCAGTTACAATTGGGGCATACTTAAAATCAGATGGAAAGTCATATGTAAATGTTCTTTCATCTGAGTTATTTACTGATGAGTTGTTTGCTACTTCTACATACCCGCCAATAATCCTAGCCTCTGATGTTTTAATATTCTGCTTTCCAGCACTTACAGTATCTACGCTTGTATAGTTATATGTTGCAGATGATACCTGTGTTGAAATATCATTAATAGTTTCTGCTAAGGCATAAATGTATGTAACATCTAATGGTTGCCCTCGTTCTGGTAGTGGTACTTTTGCCATATTTTCCTCCTAAAGGTTTGTTCTTTCTGATTTAAAAAGTGTTAGTCTTGTGTCCCTATTTTTTTCAAGGGTAGGTAACTGAACTTCAATACCAAATGCACGATTTCCATCTGGAACAACTAAAGATAAAGTATTAGATGATACAGTTGAAGCGTACTGCCATTCTTCCCACTGTTCTTCAGTTGGTGTATTTTGTGTAGCCCATCTAATATAGATATCAAATGTTTCATTCTTTCCAAATATTTCTTCTAAATTACTACTGTATGTACTTGGATTGCTCCATAAAACTATAAGTGTTTTCGGGCTATTTCCTATTTCATCAATATGTATTCTTTCAGTTGTGGTATATGGAAGACCTGCATCGCTTGTTGGTGGATAAATAATTTTAAAAATAGGAGACCAATACGAATATCTATTTCTGTCTTCAGAAATAATTCTATATCTGATTGCCTGATATAAATCAGACTCGTCTGCTTGTATAAATGGTAAAGAATCATACTTTAGTCTAATGATTTTATCTGCCATTATGTTACCTCTAATACAAATCTAAACTCAATGTAGTTATTACTATTTGGAGTTTTTAGCAGTGTTGCACCGTCTGTATTCTTTACTACTGAATACCCGACTAAACCGTAGAGTGGGTTTTGAGTAGACACATTCTCTAAACGCATAGCATCAAGTGCTACATAATATTCTGGATTTACTTTTTCTATGTATGCTTCCATTGAAAGTTCAGTAGTTCCTGTTAATTCTTGATCATCTGCTGTTAATGAAAATGTAAATGTATCTGTATCTCCTTCTGGAACAGTAACTTCTCTAATACCATTTATTTCAGAAAAATCTAAGTTTGTATCTACAATTCTTACTAAATCTCCAGTTTGTAAGCCATGATTATTCCAAGTTGTTATGGTTACAACATTGCTAAGAATTTCTCTTTCTTCAATTTCAACAACATCTAAAACACAAGCATATATTTTTGCTGAATTAACAGATGTCCAAGCAAAGTTAGATGTTTTGTATAGTTCTTGTAGTTGTTTTACATCAACAAAATACCTATCATTTGCAATATCATAGTTATCACTATCTATTTCTGCAAAAAATCGTGCTGACTCTGTTCCACCGTCAGAAAGTTCTAATAATACTCTTGTAAGTTTTGGTTCTCCCAGTCCTGGACTGTCATAAACTATTGAAAATGCAAGTCTTAATTCATCTGTAGGAGAGTTTCTGCTAAAGTCTGCACGAATACCAGTAATCTGAATATATTCTGGTTCATCTTGAATTTCTAAAGTATCATTATTGTATCCAAAAATTGATGTATCTCCACGCAAAAACACCATATTATTATAGTATCTTCCACTTTCAAACTTGTTTACTCTTTGTGAATTTGTAAAAACTAAGTTATCTGCATTTGCCTGAAAGATTGATTCTGTTGTGGTAATTATTCCATCTTGACCAGAGTCAAGCCTGTCTGTTACTTGTGGTATAGATGTTGCAGTAGCACCAGATATTTTTTGCCAATTTTCTGCAACAGTAAAACCAAAAATTGTTCTGCTATCAATAGATGCTGCAGATGGGTTAGATCCTGCAGAATAAATTCCTACCTCAGTAATTTCATATCGTTCTTCTGTTGGTAATTCTGCTGTTAGAACAATTTTAGTTATACCATTGTCATCTACAAAGCCCTTAGAAGATATTGGAACACGAAACATTTCAAAGTCTAATGATGTTTTTTCTGAGTAGTCTCCAAAATCTTCATCATTGCTTATACTTAATGGCTTAGCACCACAACCTATGGCTATATAGGATGCGTATGATGGAGCCTGTCCGAGCAGGTACTTCCCAATAATGCCTTTTCCTGTGTTAGTAATCATATCAAATCAACCTCATCTATTATACCACTAGTTGCTATCTGAATTTCTACCTCTTCATCTTGTGCTATATCACTAAATATTATTATGATATCCCCTGTTTCTGCCTCACGATAAACTTCTGGAGTCGGAGATTTTGAGTCAAATTTAATAGAAAAATTAGCAAAAAACCTATCAGATGTTTGTTGAATTCCAAGTATCTTGTTTGGGTTATACTCTTGCTGAAAAATAGAGAGATTTTTAATCAATTGATAAGACAAAAGTTCGCTATTAATAAGGTCAGTTCTTGATATATTAATTAATTCTTGACCACCAATATTTTCAAAAATCAAATCAGACATAATTTCTATTGGTAGATCTTGGTCATCAAACAATATAATTTCTGGTGTTGCTGACTTGATAGACTTTGATACATCATTTCCAGAAATTGGTACTACCTGATTTATTGGTTCTGGATCAACAACTCTTATGGGTCTATCTTCCCAAGCCTCTGATGATGTATTGCCATCAAGAATATCTCTATCAATTCCTTTGTCCCCACCTTTTTTACGACCACCACCAAAATTTCTTGGCGGCTGTTGTGGTCCTCCAACTCTATTTCTTGGTCCCATATTACACCTCACTCAAGTATAGCGTCATACTTGGTCCTTCAGTAGATCTACTATATTCTATATTATAAACTACAAACCTTGTGTCTTCTGATGCAACCATATCTATATTATTGTCTTTATAGTCAATAGTAACTATGTCTCCTAGTTGTATTGTTGGAATTGCAAATATTTCAACACCTACAAGTTTTTTAGGTTTTAATATTTTTCCTATAATCCATCCCATAAGATCTTCTGCATCATCTTGTGTTTGTATGTATGGAGTTTCTAAAGTAAACTCATTTTTACCATAAACCATTCTGCTAAGTTTGATTTCATCAAATTTTGCCTTCTCAACTAATGGTGATCTTACTAATGTATCACCCTGTAGTTGTGGAGAAGATAGGTTTGCATTCTTCTTAAAGTATTCATCAACAGTATATTCGTAAGTTGTATCCTGTGTAAATGTAATACCTTGAATTCTCAAGTAGTTGCCTGTGGTTTCATCAAGATTAAGTGCTGTATCTGTTGAGTTAAACACTAAAAATTCTGCACCATAAGAGTCTGCATAAAATCCAGATGTTGTATAACCTTTGATTCTGTTAAATGTTGGTGACAATGTAGCATAAAGTGCAGGGTATGCCCTATCATATTTAATATTAAAGTATGCACACTCACGCATAATTGTTCCAAATTCCTCAAAGTACATATTATATTTTGGTGGCTCAAGACTGCTTATACCACTAAGATATGTTGATTGTACAATACCACTCATAGAATATTTACGCAAAGCCTCGTTAATATTAATTTCTTTATCCCCAAATACTTTTGATAATGTTTCTCCTACTGTAAACACTGTATTTTGAGAATAGTTTTCAGATACAGCATAAATGTTTTCAAACATACATCTTGATGAGCCACGAGTAAATAATGCTACATTTGATGTAATTGGTAGTGGATTTGTGTCATCTACAGTTGCTATAAGTCTATTATTGATGAATAGGTAGAATCTTAATGTACCTCCAATTTGCTGGTATTCAACTGAAAGGTCATAAACTGTTGGATTTTCTTCACCAGCCATACGATACTGACCAGTAAACTTTCCATCATCAACTAATATTTTTGCAAGACCTCCCCATAGTTTAACAGGTACTGCTAAATCTGTGTCACCAGTACTTTCATCAGCATTTCTCATAACCTTATAAAAAACAACATTGTTTATGTAAACATTTTGCTCAACATTATTTTCAGTATTGTTACGCATATATGATTCAATATTGTTTTGTGTTAGTGCTACTATTTCAAAATAATATCCGTTATTAGTGTTTGGATTAACCATAACACCTATACCACCAGATCCTCCATCAATATTTAAAGAAACATCTGGCTGTGTTGATGGAACCTGATAATATGATGTGCTACCTGCGGCAGTTTGTAATCTATTTAAATTATTTTCAATCTTTCCAATAATTCTCATTCTTGTACCAAAATGTCTATATGCTCCATCAGTAAGTGGTTTATAAACATAACTTACATAGTTAAGTGGTGATTGTGTTGAAGAAAAAACTGGTCCATTCATAATAAATGCAGAAGACTGAACAGTTCCAGTTTGTGTGCTCTTGAGATAATTTGCTTCTGTTTCAGTTATATTGGATGAAGACAAGAAGTTTTTAAGAACTCCATTGCGAGATGATGACAAATATAGATTGCTTGCCCCTGCAACATCACTATCTAGTCCAGCCTTACCAATCTCAGTTTCTGGATAATCTTCTCCAGACTTTAAGAAGTCTACATCTTTAGTATTAAATAAAAGATTTGAATCCATCAAACATCCTCTAGCATTACTATTGTTTGACCAATGAGAATTTAATCCAGCGTAGTGATATACAACTGGTGTTCCAAACTGTCCTCTGCCGTGTTCATAAACTTCTCCATTTTGAAGTCTATCAATTCCATCAATTGTTTCATAATATGGCGTACTAAAAATTCTTACATTACCAGTTGGATAAATTTTTCCATTAAAAGGGAGTTTAGAAAAATAATTTTGATATTCTTGATTGCTTGATATCCATACATTTCCAATACCTGTAACATTATATTCTACAGCGTCATACCTAATAATTTCTCCATTAGCATAAAAATACCCTTGATTTCTGGTAAGCCAATAAACATTCTCACCAAGATCTATAATATTATTTATGAGTCTATTTTTTACAACTTGTGGAACTTGGTCAGTTAAATCAGAATTAATTGGCATCGCACCAAGAACATATTTACCTTGCTGTGACACCTGCTCATTAATTGTTTTAGTAGTTTCTGTTCCAGATACCTCCCACAAAAGGGCTGGTTTATAAATCCAGTTTTTATCTGAGTCAACCAATGATGCTTGCCTTATACTTCCATATGAACGCTGAATGTATCTTTGTGTAAAGTTAATCTTTCCATCGTTATATACCTTTTTTTCTTTAGAAGAAATTGCAAGGATATTTGGTAGTTGTGAAGATGCAGAATAATTCTTAATAATGCCATTTTGTGTTTGGCTTTTTGTTCCAATTAATGAAAAGTTTATGTCTCTTTCTTCATTACTTGGCAACATATAGTTTTTGCTCATTACGATAAAGTTATTATATTCATCAAAGAACATTGCTGATTGTGTAGATACTGCCAACTGTGCTAAGACTTCAGCAACATTTTGATCTGGTCCAACAAAAAAGTATGGAATTATTGGATCATTTTCATTATCAAGTCTGTAAAATTTATAATTTGTAAATCCAATATAGTCTAATAGTGTTGAGACAGCATAACTTAGTGATGCATTTGTAACTAGAAGTCTTGGTGCTGGCATAGACTCAAAATAAAAATATAGGTCTCTAAGTTCAGCAGATATATTGACTGGATTATCTGAAGCATCATTAATACCTTCTGAATATAAAGTTTTAATTGGCACAAAGTAATCATATGCCCCAACTTCTTTAATTACTTCATAAAAATTAAATTTAATATTCTTATCTAGATATTTTGAAACTATGCTTTCAGTATTTAAAGAATTAAAAGATTGGTCATAATCAAAAATATTAATTGATCCAGTAGATGCTAACAATTGACCTACAGGCAAAGCACCATCATTTAAATCAGATAAAACTTTAGTAACGCTATAATCTTTTATACTATCTGTAATATCTGCAACTAATCGTGGTGACATTTCAATTAGGTCGAATGTTGAATCAAATTTGTTCATAGTTTCAACAACAACACGAATACCTTGAATATATTCAAATTCTCTGTATTTTGTAACTAAGTTTTCAACAAAAAAGTCTGGGGATGTTAAATCTGTTACAAATACAGTTTTACTTGTTATGTCTTCATTTTGTAGTGACCAGCCATATTCTGCAGGGCTTTCAATATAATCTTCAATAGCACTATTCCAAATATATAAAGTTCCAGCATCTTCTTCATTTTCAACAACTAAGTATCCATATCCATTTAAAGACTCTGATGGCAATAATGTATCAGAAGATAGTTTTTCAACAAAAACAAATATGTCGCTGTAGTCTTTTGGAATAATTAATCCATACTGTAATTCAACATATCCGTCTGTACCAATTACTGGATCTCCATTATCTCTAACGCTTGATTCAGTAAATACTTGTGCATCCACCCAGTTATTATTTTGTAAATACTGTATTCTCCACCTTATTGGTGTTGTTTTATTTGCCTCGCCAAAAAATGGGTCATCTATGTTCGTGGCACTTGTTGTAAATGGACCTAAATCAAGGTCTCCTACATTGGTTTGCATTTTAACAACAATTCTGTTTGCTGGTACTGATTCTTTATAAACAACAAAAGGAGCAGCATCATTAATAAAATATGCACCATTAACTACTTTATTTGCTACACCCTGTTCAATATTATCTTCTGTTCTATATGATGACCAATATCTAAACTGATCATCTTTGGCAGCCATATAGTATCGTGGTCTACGAAACATATTTGGTCCAGAGTTTGCCAAATATCTTGTATTAAAATAAGAAGCCTTATTAATTCCTGATCTTGGTCTAAATGGTTTGATACAATCTTCTAAAGAATATATCATTTTCATTTTATCTTTAGTTAGTTGCAAAAATCTTGGTGATGGTGTTTCTTCATCATCAACTCCAGCATCAATAATAATGTCAGCATCTGTAGCACCAGTATAGAAATTTCCAGCATCCGCTTGGTCAAAAGATGTCGGTATATTTCTATAAGTTATATCTGAATCTTGTGGTCTATATCTGTAGTTACCAAGAAGTTGAATATTTTCTGGCATATTCATATTCCATTCAGCAAAAATTAATGCCTGAGTCTTAATTGTAGAAGACTCTTCAAAATGACTCTTTAACTCATCACTTTGAAACATTATGCCTCTTCCAAACTAAGGTTAATGTTCCATAAATCGTGAATACCACGCTTTACGATGTCATAACTAAAACTAGAAAAATATACCTCAATTATTTCATTATATTTATTTAAGTTATTATATGGAGATGATGTAAAATTACTATACTTATCATATGCAAGATACAACCAAAATGAACCCTCGTGATTTTCGTACCAATCTAAAAGGGCTACACCACCAGCACCTCCGTCTGCAGTATATTCTAATCCTGGTTGATAGTTAGTTCCATCAGCATCCCTGCTTGTTGTGCTTCCATCATTGTCAGCCTTTCCAGTTGAAATATCAAAATTTGCATAATCTGAATAAGATCTTGATGGCAATAATGACCAAGATGTACTAATTTGAAGTTTGTCTCCAACATAATAAGAACGCATACGACCATTAATAGTTCGTTCTCGTGTTTCAATTCTTTGTGGTGACATAGAGATATCTCCACGATTATGGTCTGATAAAATTAAAAACTGATCTAATAAATTTGGGTCTTCAACCAATTCTGTATTAGCCCCAACTTCATATCCAGTAGGAACATAAAATCCATCAATAAGTGTTCCAGGGTTATCAGCAAAAAGCATTGCTTGTGGTCTTGTGTATCGTTTCCTGCCACTCATATAGGCATTACTTGTCATACTCTCTGGCTCCTAATTCTTTGGGCATCAACGCTTTTAATCTGATTGATAACTGCTCTAGCAACATCGTCTGGGTTAGAGGCATTGCTATTAACATTGATGTTGTAACTATTATACACTGCCGAGTTCTTTTCTACCTCTTTTTTCACATTAATATCATCAAATGGCTTTGGATCATATGGGGAATCAACCATTCTAAACTTTGGTTTATTAAATTTTCCAGAGTTTAAGTCATCAAAAAATCTTGTACCAAGTTTATCAACAACTCCACGACTCATAATAAACTCACCAGGACTTAGCATTGCTGGAACAGTATCGCTGCCAATTGCCTTAAACATTGATCCACCGTTTGCCATATACTTAACTTTGCCACCCTTAGCAAGGGCTACAGAGCCTCCGCCACCGCCACCGCCTGTGCCTGTGTCTGTACCAGTTCCTCCATCAGTACCAGTTGGAAGATCAACTGTTCCATTTGGATTGATAAGTGCTAAAGCATCTAGAGTTTCTTTTAGAATTCGTAAAAATTCAGCACTATTAATTGTAGCAAGAGCAATGAGTGCAGCAACATTTTGCCATTCTTCCTGAGTTTTTCCAAGAACTGTAAGTTGTTCATTAAGTTTATCAATTTGAGTTTGTGCTAAATCATTTTGATATTGTAAAGATGTATTTTCAAGATTAATTGCATCAATTTGTTTTTGCAATGGGTCAATCATTTCTTCTTGGTAACGCTTAATTTCATCTTCAAGAAGTTTGATTTGGTCAAGTACTACCTTTCGCTGTTGTTCAATTTCATAAATTCTATCTTGTAGGACTTCTTGTTCTTTTTGCAACTTAAGTCTATCTTGCTCTAACTTATAAATTTCTTGACCAATTTGGAACTGACGCTCTTCAATCTGTTCTCTTGTCATACCACTTGCAGAACGGAGTGATTCAATTTCAAGCCTTCTAGCCTCAGCAAGCATACCAGACTGTTGACCCTGAGCAAACTGTGCCGATTGTGCTCGTAAATCTTGAGCAGCCTGTGCAGCAGCAGAAATATCACCTTGTGTTAATGCATCAGCAAGTCCAAGTCTTGTCTTTTCTTGAGCAATAAGTTCATTATTAATTTCAGAAATCTTATTAAGAGCCTCTTCTTGCTTATCATATTTTTCATTAATTGCTTCAGCAGCCTTATCAATAAGTGTTAGGTCATTAGAAAGTCTTGTAGACTCTTCTTGTAATGCTTGAATTGGACGATCAAACTTT